TGGATGGCATCTAATGCCTCCTCTAAATTCGTTACACTTAAATTTACAACATTTTCAAGGTTTTCCGCAAGGGTATTTCCGGGAGTCGGGCCAGTCTTATCGATTATAACAAGTAATGATCCAAAATTAGTTCCGTATTTTTGATAGACCTTTCCTGGTATTCCGATTATGGCCCTTACATTATATTTTTTAAAAGTTACTTTCCACCATTCCGCAGAATTGATTCTATCCAGCCCCGCGCTTTCTCCCATAATGGCAACTAACCTGCCATTGTCGGCCAGCCGGGTTAAAGCATTGTCAAGATGGCGGAAACCATACTTTGTATCATTCTTTGATATTCTCCCACCGGTAGAACTAAAAGGCGGGTTCATAATAATCGCAGTCGGTCTTATCTCCTGCGGTAATATTGAATCCAAAAATTCAGCATCAACATTTGTAGTATCAAAACCCAAATATTCTAATGCTTTACGCCGTTGTTCATCAATTTCATTAACGTAAACCTTCGCGCCGGCTGCTTTTGGAAATATTGCCAGATTCCCTGTCCCGGCGCTGGGTTCAAGCACAACATCATTTTCATTAGCATTTAAAGCCTGCGCTGCCACATAAGCCAATGTTGGGGGTGTGGAAAATTGTTGCAACAAATCTTTTTCTGCAGAACGATCCGCTTGTGTAGGTATCTTTTCCATTACCGCGTTTTGAATGACAAGCAAATGATCTTTGGGAGTAATGGTTTTGTTGGTCATTAATGAAGATTTACTCAATAAATACTTGTTAATCCCGGCTTCCAGGGCATTATACATGTCGGATGAATCAAAAGTGCCTTGCGCCCGTGTGCCGCCAAACGCTTGTTCCGCTAAAGTAGTTAATTCAGGATTATTTTTAATCCCTTCCCCGCTTTTCAATCTTTCATAAACCATGTCGGACAATCTCTCGTGTCCGCTGGTTTTAGATTTCTTAGCAGATTCTTGTTTTTGAGATAATGTCAGTTCCTTTTCAATTTTCTCAATATCTGCCTCTGTATCCATCCCTGTATTGTCCACTCCAGGGTAATGTCGCGCACCTAAATAAAAAGATTTAAGGTATGGTCGTATCTTTTCTCCAAATTCAGAAATCATTTTTTTAGAGAAATCAGCAAATTTTATTACACCTTCCTCAATCTGATAGACGGCCATTTCTGTACCAATGGCAAACAACTCAGGGTCAACACCAACGTTTAAATTGTTGAGTTTATCCTGCATTCTTTTTTTCAGTTCTTCATAACGACTGCTGGAAACAAGTTTATGCTTGTCAGGTAATGGAATAACCGCATCCCGGCTTTGGGTTAATGGACTGATCTCCGGCCTTTTCAATTCCTTTTTCGGCTCCCCGGCCAGCATTTTATCAAACGTGTCTCGCACTTCATTTGATAGCTGGAAATTATGGCCAAACCGGGTACAAGACTGGTATATTTGTAATAGTAAGTCTTTTAATTTTGTAAAAACAGATTGTAATTCCTGGTTGGGGACATCCCCTTCAAGGATATACTTTTCAAATGCAATCGCAAAGCGTTCTCGCGCATCCTTGCTCCACATGGCATTAACATCAACATCTTTTTTGCCTTCGGCCCATTGAGTTAATCTTTTGTAATCCTCGACAGGTAAAAATCTATTGAAAACATGCCCAAATTCATGCAGCAAAGCATCTACCTGGGCATTTTTGAATAATCGGATCGTGGCCTGTCCTTTGTCCCATGCGGTCTGGCCCTGTAATTGCAAATTTGATAAATCAAAACCTGCTTTAAAGAATTCCTCACGGCGAATATTATCATTGCTTAAAGAAGATATTAAGGAATTGATATGATCCTTTTCATCAGCAAAAGTAATATCGGCAATGGCGGTCTCAAAAAATTCATCTTCGGTTTTATTATTCCACTTGGCCCAATTCCGCGCAAAAGTACTGATGATGGCTTTTACCATATCAGCTTCTTCTTGCTGAATTTTTGTCCCCTGGATAGCTATATCAATTAATTTGAATACACTATCTTTGGTATGCTTTTTTGATTCGGGTTTTTGAACTACTTTCTTCGGCTTTTCATCTTCCTTTTTTTCAAAATCTTTTACATTGTGTTGTACTTGCGGAAATCCACTTGGTCTGGCGGCAATCAATTTAACATTTTCGGGTCGCACATTGTGTTTATCTTTCCTGTTCGACTCTCCGACATATTTTTGAAGGCGCATTATATTTGCATCATCGTCCCACGGTCTACCAATATACCCTATTTCCCAAACTTCACCATCATATTCTACAATATCCCCTACCTGAAAACTGTCTTTTTCATATTCCTTATCCCCTGGTATTTCCTGTTCCCCTAATCTTGAAGGTTGTACTTTTTCTCGATCTCTACTGCTTTCTTCCTGATCTCCGGGTTCTGGCTTTTTTTCAATTTCAGCAGCCGTAATTTCAACATCAGCCCTTTGAATATCCTCATCTTTGTTTCCGGCGAGGCGTCCCGATATATCTCGGATAACTTCATCTTTTACACCTTCCTTGTTTATTTCATCGGCCACGCTATCAAGCATCGAGCCGAACATATCACCCTGGGCCTGGTCGCTCTTTTTAGCATTGCCCTTTTGTTGCTTTAAACCAAGTAGCTCTTTTTCAAGAGCCGCAACTTCATCATTCATTCTTATAACAGCAGGAAGCTCGCCGATATTCTCGATTCCGTCTGCAATAGCCCGTTTTCGGAAGTCATCTAGTTTTTTCTTGGCCTGGGTAAGCTCTTTTTCCTTCTCAGCAACTTGCTCATTATACTTTGCTTCGGCACTACCCAATGAGGAAATATTCATCAAGTTTAATGGTTGTTTCGGGTCAAAATCAAACCTTTGCGTTATATTTCCAATCCGGTTGATGAATTCTTCACGTCTCTGAAATTTGTCAAAAACCCCACTCATTAACCATTTGAACATTTCATCTTCATGCTGATCTGTTAATTCCGGGAAAGTCTTTCGGGCGGCCCCTATATAGTCGGCAATGGCTTCGGCTTTCCTCGCGTCATTCGCCATTGTCGTACCCTTTAATGCCTTCATCAATCCAACGGATTCCCCTTTAAAATTCAAATAAGAAAGATTAATAACAGTAGCGGCATTCTTTTTTTCATTTTTGAATGCCTCGGCCATTATATCCTTTTTGCTTTTTCCGGCCTGGCGCATATCCCGGTATATCTTGGCCCGCTCATAGTTTTCCTCGCGGCTGCCTAAAGTATTGCTTTCCCGGAGTGCAAACTCTTGCGCTTCCTCAAAGGTTTTCCCTTCCACAATGAAAGAAGGGATTTTACTGAATTCGGCATGTCCTTGTTCGACTGCCTTTTTGAATGCCGCTAATCGGGAATGCCCGGCCAGCACATACAGTTTACCATCTTCCGGGTTCTTCCATAACTTTACCGGATCGAATTTCTCCCACTTAAAAGACTTGTTATCAATATCACCGAGGATAGAATCAACGGTTTCCTGGGAAAAATCACTTTCCCGGTTCTGGAATGCCTGTTTATTGATATTTACATCTTCAAGTGGAATATCGGTAACTTTATAGGCTTTGCTAGATTCCGGCTCTTGCTCAACATTGGGGGTTTCTTCTTTGGCCTCTGCCGGCGCACTGTCCTGCTCTTTACTTTGTTCCTCTACTCTCTCCCCGGATATACCGGGTTCTCCGGGTGATCGCTGTTCCAAATCTTCGCGGCTTTGGTCTTGGCCGCTTTCAACGCTGCCTCTTTCGACATTCCCTGTTTCAGGAATTGCCGGAGGAACTTGTACTTCATTGTTTCGTACCCGGGCGGCATTTTCTTTTATCTCCTGCAATTTTGCAATTTGTTGATTGAATGAATCCTGTAATTCCGGGAACTGCTGACCGCCCTGTTCGAGGGATGCGATCTTTTCATCAATATATCCAGGAAGATCATCCTGTAATCGCTTTTGCCTGGCCCGGACTTCACTTTCATTCTCTGGAGCAGTGCGTTGTGCTTCGGTTTCCAGGATTTTGTTTTCTTCATCGATAAAAGCATCAATTGGATTTTGAACCGGCTTTTCGGCTGGTTTGGTCGGCTCCGGCTGGACCTGATCTGCCGGTGGTTGTGTACGTTGCTTTTGGGGTTCTAAATGGAACAGATCACCTTTACTTGCTTTTTCTTCTATTTCTTCTTGTGCCTGTTGTGCTTCTGTTTGCGGTTCTTCAGATGATACAGTTTCCTGATTTTGCTGCCCCTCAACCGGTATATTCTTTTTAATGGCCTCTTTAATATATTGGTCGCTTAAATAACCTGCTGTCCCGGAAGTAACAGAACCCAGTAACCCAAGCAGTACTCCACCATAAACTGATTCAAGAATCCTCGGAAGCTGTCCTTTCCATGTTTTAGCCTCCTCATCATAACTGTACTCCCCAAGAATCTGTGTAACTTCTTGTAAACCTTCCTGTGATCCTTCGGTTACATTGGCAATAATGCCTTGTATCATTTTCCCTTTTAATCCGGGTACTTTAGCCACTTTTAAAATCTGGTCAATACCGGTCTTTTCCAGGGCGGCATTAACACTTCCCACGAATACCGGCGCCAGTATTTTAGTTTGCGGATCAACTGTTTTCCCAGTCCTTTGTTCGTATTCCTGAATATTATCTACCGTTTCCGCTCCTTCAGCCGATCCCATGACCATTAATCCAAATGTTGGATTGATAACAGTCGAAGCCACAAAACCCAACATCTGTGGTACATTTTGCGCAATTGTCATGTACGCTCGTTTCGGGTCAAAATAATCTGTAAATTTCCCTGCTGGTCGGGCATATTTTCCAGTAGGTTTTTTATAAGGGGACTTTTCATTGGCAAATCTTTCAACAGATTCAGCCAAAGAATCTGCAAAAGGTTTGGCCGCTTGATATGTTTCTGTAGCCTTTTGTATATCAGCTTTTCCAGTTGGTGTTAGACGACCCATGCCCATATCAGCCAGTAATCCCGCTGGTGTGGAAGCAAGCCCGGTAGTGGGAGCCATAAATCCTAAAACACTTGGAATCATTTTGGCCATATTGCCGGGTAATTGTAATAACCTGTTAATTCCCATACTCCAGGGCGTACCAATACTATCCTTTTTCTCTACCGGTTTCCCTTTTTGTTCTTTTTTCATTTGTTGTGCATTAGCTACTGAAAATGCGGCTTGATCGCTTAATCCCTCTTTTTTCCGTTTACTAAATTCCGGGTACAATTCAGGATGCTCTAAAGCGATTCTTTCATGTTCCGGGTTAACCGGCTGTTGCGTCTGTCCAGCAGGCGGCTGTTGCGCCGCTTGCTGGAAGGAAGACAATAATTGATCCACTTTATTTGTCGGTCGTACCTGTGCCGGAGTAGCAACCTTTGGCAAATTAAAAGCGGTTTCGCTGGCCGGTATTTCGTGCGGTGTACCGGGTGGAATAATAGGTTGAATAAGGCCGCCATTGATTAGGTCATCAACATGAATTTTGGTAAAGTCAACCTGACTTTCTTGTGGCATTTTCCCGAACATCAGTTCGTCATTATCAGGAGTGTTAACAGTATCCTTTGTTTGCTTTTTCCCAAATATCAATTCATCTATATGGGGAATATTAGCCATGCTTTTTTACTCCGTTCCCGCGAATTCATTATCCATCATTCGTATTGTTTCTAAAGTAAAACCATAAGGTTTTAAAATCTCATTAACTCTTTGAACTTTTAAGGCATCATTTCCAATCTTTATAAGTTCATTTTGTTGCCTTGCAAGTTCTGCTTTGGCATTATTATATTGTGTCTTTAAATATTCAGGTTCAACTTTCCATTGATTGGCAAAACGATTGAATTTTACATCATTAACTGCCATATTAAGGGTATCTTTATGAGCCGTTTTTAACTTTTCCACCGTTGCAACAGCAATATCGTCATAATTCGGGTTAAGGTACTCCGTCTCGTTACCTTTTTCGTCTTTTCCTTTTACCATCAATGATTTATCAAGCTCTTGGATTTTTTTGTTTTGCTCAAGGATTGCTTGCCCAGGATCAGGGCCCTTACTTTTCTTTTTTATATCTTCCCACTTTTCCCCAAACATTTTCCGGCCTTCCGGGTCTGTCAATGCTTTTGCCCCATATTTATTATATTTCTCCTCAATAGCTATCTTTTCTAATTTTTTGGCATTTTCAACAGCCTTTAGCTGATCTTCCGGTTTCTTTTTCAAGTCGATTGTAATGCTATCCTGCGTTGCCTGGTGTGTGCCCGGCCAGGAAGACCAATTTTGTTGTGGATCGTCCGGTAGCCAGCTTTGATGTTCTACCCTCGCCGCCGCCCGTTCTTCTTTTGTCAATGTGCGATACTTGTTTCGTTTATATTCTTCCAGAGCGGATGGAGTTTTAAAACGCAAAGTATCAGGCTTTCCTTCGACATTCTCGGTAATGAGCATGTAAGGATTTTCCTGCTCATATTTTTTTCGGGCTTTGTTTTGTTTTACGGCGTTCCACCTGGCCAACATTTCATCGGCTGTACTCATCTCTCACCTTAAAATTCGTTTGGATTCGATCTTTCATTATTACGCTGCCATTGAATTAATGCATTGACTGCGGCCTCTTGCTCATTTTCATCAAATCCCATCATTGCTAATTCATTTGCCATTTCAACGGGATCAGGGGATACTGAATTTTTATATTTTTCCAAGACGCCGCTAATCCGTGCATTCTTGGCCTCTGCCGATGTTTCCCGCCCCTGGTTGTAATAATTCGCCTGTGACATGCCCTTAACCAATTCCATAGCCGCCGCAGGATCAGTCTGGCCCGCTACCCATCCCTGCACACTGCTCGGATTGCTCATATCCACCTGGCCAAAACCTTTCATTTGGGCCTGGTTGATCTTTCCGCCGACATACGTTCCGGCAGCATCCAGTAATCCGCCAACAAGGTCTTGATTATTACCCTGTTTAATAGTGGCAATCCGGTCTTTATATGCCTGTTTAGCCTGGGCGTATTCGTTTTTGAACTGCTCTTTGGATTGCTCATTTTTGGTTTCAACATCCTGCGTGGTATTGGCGATCTGTCCCATCCGGGCGGTATCCACCTGGTTCAAACTGGCTTGGCCGGCAATACTATTTTCCATGCCGGAATTAATCAACCTGCCGGTTATATCGGCTTTGGTGTTCGCAGCCGCATTCCCGGTCTGCTGGGCGACATTACCGATGATGTTGCTTCGCACCCGGGAATTATACAACCCCTCGGTCGATAACTGTTTTAACCGCTTGCCATAGTCTGAATCATCAAATCCCGGCTGTTTATTAAACCAACGATTATAGGCATATTTGCCCAGGGCAGAACCACCTTTGACTAAGGCGGTTAATGTAATGGGATCAATCATTGCGTCCTCTATTTCCGGTTATTGGTTCCAATTCCTTCAGGAACAGTATATCGTTCATTCAACACCTTGATTTCTTCAAAGGCTGAATTACGTGCCACAGCCGCCCGGTCGTGTTTATTATCCATTTTCCAACAGTCACTCTCCGCCAAATCCAGCATAAGATGACGTAATGACATGTTGACAATCGGGTCTACCGTAACCGTCATTACGGGGGGAATTTGCAAATAATACACATTTGCATTTGTAGCGGTATAGGTGGTAATCATAATTTTGATTTGCTTCTGAAAAACATAATAGAGCGGATTTGTATCAGACCCAGCCAGAAAACTATTTTGCGTTTTCTTGATGTCTCTCAGTTCAATTTCTGTTGCCCATTTTAATAAAGCCCCACCGATGTTGACCTGTACCCGGATAATGCCTTCAGCTCCTCGTAATACTCCATTCCCGGAATTCAGGGTAGCTAAATTGATGATGCCCTGCGATGACGCATCCACTGCAGAATCGACCTTTTCAAGTTCGGTCAAATAACCGTCATGCAATAACTGGCATAAGCGTAACTGTGCCTTGTTCAGGGCTTCAAGTTTGGCATCCGGCGTAAATTTCACTGAATCAGCATCCTCTAACCTTAATCCCAGTTCATCCATTAAATCCTGTGTAATATCTCCTGCGGCCATCATAAACTCCTTTATTAATCGTGTTCAATATTTACATCATAAATTTCTATTTCAGCCGTATTATTCACGGTTGATGCTATTTCTACCCGAAAATTATTGCACCTATATCGAATAGCTCTGCCAACCCAAACCGGAGTTGAACTCGCTTCCAGGGTGTATGTTTTTACCGGGGTATCGTTGTCATCATTCACATAAAGGTTTAGAGAGATAGGTAAAGCGGATTTATATCGCAATTTCACATACCGGACGATCTCCTTGCGTTCGTCTGAAACATGAAAGGTTTTACTCTTTATCACAAATGGAGTACTTTCAGCAACTACCGGCGAGAATAACTGCCGGGTTGTATTGTCGGCAATGACCAGATTAGCGTCCTGGTCGATGCAATGTACATCAAAGTTGACCGATGTATTGATTTGCCGCCATTTCCGGGTGAGAATATTAAATGCCCATTTTATAGATGTTGGTGTAAACTGATAGACAATTTCAGATCGTATCTGGTCATACCCGGCCTTGATATTCTCCTTTTCCAGGCTATTCAAGGCTAAATAAACATCGTTAATCGGCTCGGATATCCGGTTATTCAATAACGGGGTTTCATCACTGGCGGTGATCGTGCTTAAATCAATCTGGTATATCCCGTCTTCGGAACAAATATACAGCGTCTCGCCTACCTGTACATAGCCATGTTTAGCCACGTTCCCCCGGTTAAACTTGGCTTCCTTCATATCCCACGTAGACGTGTCGGCAGGGTCATTGACAAGCAATCGAAAAAGCGCATGTTTTTTCATAAAGATCACCGCGCCGAACACAATCGCAAGCCCTGTCCCTGGGCCGCCTTCCCGGTCTGGCAAAGTCAAAGCATTCGAATCCGGCAGTACATCTGGCTGGTTCATTTCCGAATAACCACCCCAGCCAGGCCGTACTTCCTTTTTGTCCGCAGGATCCAGCACATTATTCAATGTGAATAACCGATCTTTAAACATCAAAGCAAACTCGGTATTTACTTTGATGTTAATTTTGTTTTTAAGCGGCGCATCAGCTCCATCGGCAAGACCGGTATCAAATAATCGTAAATGTAGAACCGGGACAGTACCGCCGATTGTTTCCGCATCCACAAAAAACAATCCATTAGCCACGGAACACATCTTCCAGTCCAATGGGCCGTTTTCTTCAATGTCGTCATCGCCAAGATGGATTGCTTTTTCTTTGTTTCCCAAAACCTGAAAATAGTACTGCTCTGCGCTGGCATGATCGACCCAAATCACCGCCCCGGCATAGTTTTCAACGCTCAAGTCCTGATCGGGTAAAATAATTGTTTTTGTCCCGCAATAAACACCAAAAGAAGCGGAATGCAGATAGCCATAATCTCCACCGCCTACCGGTTGATTTTTGAGACTGCATCTGTAATCCCAATAATCACCGCCCCAGGCATCTTCACCGCCGTCAATTGTAAAAACAGTATGCCCCGTACCGGTAGGAGCAATTATTTGTTTCCAGGTATAATCTTCGGGGTTACTTGGTGCACCATCTGCCGGATTACGCACACCTATCCAGTAATTGGAATTTACAGGGTCAAAGTTAATATCAGCCAAAGCCGGATAATAAATATTCCATCTCCCCGACAACGCATCATCATCAGCGAGCACTTTATCAGCTTTTCGGGTGAGATCACAGGTATGTACCAATTTGTATCCGGATTCTGAATACAGACTTCTATATACTTTAAGCGCGGTAATCCGTTTATTCACAGCACTCTTGCGGAATGTCAGGTTAATATTAAGGAATGAATCTTCGGTAAAATCGGCTTTGATCACATCGGATAATTCACTCTCCTGAACCCCATCATAGACAAACGAAAACTTGTAGAATCGCACACATCCGGCATTATCAGGATTAAACGTACCGCCTGAAAGAAATAAAACTTCAGGATCAAGGCCGGGGGCAACTGTCCAATTGTCTGCGATTAAATCCGGTTTTAATATCTCTGCCCGGAAATTGTAAAACCCCTTTTCATAGGTCTTTGTACCGGCAGTTACTTCGGCTGCCGTTCCAGCCGTAATGTTCTCATCAAACAGATCACGATCCAGGTACCCTATCCAGATCGTTTTGGCTTCATTGCCGCCGACATCACTGATATTCCCCGGTAAGAACCGTAAAATATCGTTATGCTGAATAATCGGATTTGCCGCTTTTTTATGATAGAACGTAATAAATGTATTTTTCAACAGCCCGGCAATATCCGCCCAGGAATCGCCATCCCAATAGAACAGGGATACAATCCCGGTCGTTTCATCAACTGTATAAGCAATCACTGCATAGCCGGGACCTGAACCGTTAGGAATGTTATCAAATTCACGGTGAACAAAAACCACAACATTATCAAAATTCCTGTCCAATGCCGTTGCAAGAGCCGAATCGATCCAGTACTTGCCGTCATTCCATGCCTGGCGATCATCCCATACAATACCGGGATTCGCGATTACATCAACTTTATCCCTGTAAAAGTTATCCCCAAAACCATGCGTTTTAACTACCTTGCCGGGTTGCGGCAAAGCGTTTTCCATTCTGGTCAACGCATTTTGTGGAATGTCCTGCGGATCGGCATTGGTAATGATTTCGGTAAATTCTTTTATTTCAATTATTTTAGGCATTTTTCAAATTTTTAATTATTAAGGTTTGCAGGCCGGTTACATTTTTATTTATTTCTTCCAGTTTTTCATCAATTCGGGTTAATTTGGCATCATAGCCAATGTTGACTTTTTCGATTGCCTGAAAACGCTTTTCTCCTTCATTCAGGCGGCGTTCTGAATTCCGTATACATTCTTCATGATCTTTAAATTTATCTTGCATCTCTTTTTTGAATCCATCGAATTCAACTTTAAACAGGTTATGACTTTCACATGGCGTTTTATGGCTGTTTTTATTGCGGTTAAACAAAGAGCCAACCGTCAACCCGACAAAAGCGGATATAATACACAATGCAATCGAAAGTATCCAATTCATTCCATCTCCTTATCGCATCACAAATAAGTCATAATAAATGTTATCCGCACTCCCGCTCGAACCTATACCTACCGTAACGGTTACAACTCCTGCATCAATTGTCACAGTCTTTATGTATAAATCCCAATCACACCGGCGTTGTACCGTGACTGCCGGAATCTCTACATAAGTTCTTTCTAATGTGTGAACAGCTTCCTCATCTTCCGGTTTTGGGGCCGAAGGAATTGCGTCCGCATGGGTCTGCCATTCTTGATAACTGCTACCGGCTCCCGGTAATCGTTGCCAGGATGCCCCGTTATAATACAGCTCGTCAAACGCCTCACATTCAACTGTCCCATACGTCCCGGCTTCTGCGATCTTGTAATAGTCTCCTGCGGATGGCGTACCGGTTACGGAATCTCCATTATTCAAAATTCCTAAAAAGGTTACGCCTGATGAAACCAGGCTATATAGCTCCTCGATGTTGTCATTCCACTTGGTACGGGCGGTTAAGCCGGTATCGCCATTTAGAACAGGTTGCCGTGCCATTATCGTTTAAACCTTATATTTGTGTAGGTATAAATAGTGTCTGCATCAACAAGATGGTTTGAAATAACAATACGTATACCATCATACAAAGGGATTGCATCAAGAGGAATTATTTCCATTTTGTTGGCTTCGGTAAAAACGCCAATTCGGGTACTATCAACATAAAAAGTGGAATAAACAACATCATTTGACAAAGGATCGGAATAATCAAGTTTTAAAAATTTCTTAACAATTCCCCAAACATCTACAACAGCGCTATCCGGGTAAGAGATCGGCGATTTTTGCGTATAATAAAAGTTTACATCAATCAGGTCTGCATAAGATGGTTTTGTACTGTCGTTTGAGTGATTGAAATAAAAATCCTTTACCACAGTTTTTATTGTTGTAGTCCCGGCTATTGTTACCATCGCCGAGTCTTTGACCATGTATCCGGGCGAATCGGTGAACTGCCCGAATAACGATGTAGCAAACATCACTATCATTAGCAATAAGCAAAGCATTAACTTGTAGGCGCCCATCCGTCTACTCCTTCTCTATTTGTTAAAAATGACATATTCCTTTTAACGTTATCCGAATCGGCGTTGGTAGCATCAGCGATCCGGGTTTGTTTGTTGCGTCTTAAATTGTGTTTTGTGGCAGTCTGTGCGGCATTCTCTTTGAATTTGTCGTAATAATACTGAGCCATTTTTATATTGCCGTCGGTCTCATACAGCTTACTAATGACCCAATCCTGCAGGAACATCTGTTCTTCGGCTAGAATAATCGGTGATGTCACCGGGGTAACATCCAGAAATGAATGCCAGATTATGATCTTTGTATGTGCGGATAAAGCAGGTATCAATCGTATGGTCATTCCCTCAATGCGATACAATCCCGGTGTGCTGCTGGTTCTGACCTGGGCAGATGAATCATGTATTGCATAGCGGGATTGAATGTGCTCCGTTTCCAGGTAATGGCCGTTAATCTCAATTCTGAACTCTCGTAAAAAATCACTTGGCAGGGTATAGGCTTCTTGTAATACACCTTCATTAACAATAGAAGTATCGATTATGGTATATTTGAAGGTACAATCGGAAAGACGAATGAACTCATTTTCGGCCAATTTCAACAGCGCAGTCAAATCCACGGGATGTTGCTGCTGGAATGGGATGGAAAAAGTTGCCATTTCCACAAGTTCTGATAAATCCTGCCAGGTCATGATCTCAGCCCTCATAAAAACATGGCGGCCAGAAGACCGCCATGCTTTTGTTAGATTTCATAAGTTTCAGCTAAAACAGCGTAAATGATGTACAGATCGAATACCAGGGCGGCGGTTGCTGATTCCGGCGTATAGGTTACTTTTTCACCGCCAGAAGTCAGATCGGGGAATTCATGGTTCAAACCCCGATCGTCTGCATTAGAACCTGCTACAAGTTTTGCTAACAACGCGCCGCGTGTCGTGGAAGCGTACCAATTATTGGTACCATCCAAAGCCACGCCGGGCCGTTTGATTCCGGTCGTTGCAACAGATAGCGCTGCGGCAAAACCATTAGGATCATTTGAACTGGTGCCATCGGTGCCAACATCAATGGTTTTTCCGCTTACGGCTGTTTTAACATCAACCAACACATCTAACACAACGGCATTTTCGGGCAAGGTGAAACCCGTTACCGTTTCTGCCGATGTCGTCAATCCCGTTAATCCGGCTATTCTCTTAACCTTGAGATATTGGTTCTTTTTCAGGCGGCTAAGCAGAATGCTCACGGTTGCTGGATGCTCAAACATGTGTATTCTCCAATTTTACAGAATTAAATTTCGATGAATTAGCTTGATGCGATTTGGACTTGTTCCCGGAATAATCGCACTTTCCGTAGAGCTGCCGCACCACTGGTATTAGCTGCTAAAGCTATGGCCTTGCTTTTTGCAGATCGTGTTGTCGATCCACTTGTACCATCCACAATGAATGAAGTCCCGCTGTTAATCACTTCCAGATGATCGCCTACAGCTACACCGTTAGCAACGAGGGCTTCATCGACTTCACCGTATTCCTGGAACAAACCGATTTTACCGGATGCATAATCTTCCAAAGCCGTAACAATGGTTACCGGAAAAGCGGCTGTTGCCGCGGCTGCGGTTTTCATACCGTTAGTTGCGTCGTAATCGACAAAGTACGGTTGTCCTTTGGTAATTGAGGCATGACAATAGAGGGAGATAATCTTGTTACCAGCCCCGTCTATCAATTCATTACCTGCATATCCTGTATGTCTGATACCGTGCATTTTGAAATCCTTTCATATTAATTATTAAAACCAAAGCCCCCGCTTTGGCTATTATTGATTAAAGTTTGGTCGGCCCGGAAATACTGATCGAGGTTTCCGGGATACCGGTGATAACGCCCTGGAATGCACGATTTGAACAGGTCAAAGCGCCGTACCAGTCCAAAGGCAGTGCATACGCCTTTTCACCGGTTGTTACCTTTTGCCAATCGCCTAATACGAATTTGAAATCTTTGTGATGGCGAAATTTGATGTATTTGGTATTGAGGAAATACATGTGACCGGCAGGAACCCTGCGGTCTTTGGTAATTTCCCCGTTTTCAAACAATAATACCATAAAGCTGCCATTGGCCCGTTTCCGGTCTTCCAGTACCTTCTGATGTGCAAGTGAATGTTCATATTCACGCCAGGTATTCTGCGTGGTTACGATCAGGTCCGGGTATTCATCATCGGTTGAAAGCTCATCGTACATATACCCGATTACCTTTTGAATGAAATATTCACTCTGCGGATCACGTAAATCGGCAAGCGTTACTGTGCCGGGTATTGCCAGTTTATTTGCTTTCCACCAGGCATATTTCGAATCGGAGGGGTTAATCCCTGCCAGTTCCCCGGTATTATTGACAATGATGTCGTAAAGGTTGTACGGTTCATTCTCCAATCGCGCACGGTTAGCGAAGATCATATCGCCAAAACCGCGTTTGAAGGTTTTCACCAGGTTGCGGCTGCCGATCTTGGCCAGGGATAATATGCGGGCTTTGCCGGTGTTTTTGACTTTCAAATCCATCTCGGAGAATACAATATTATCCATGAGGTTTTTCCAGTCAAACAAAGCGGCGGTTGCATATTCCCGGACATTGTATTGAACTTTATCCCATTCACCCATCCAGCGTGGACGATCATCGCCGTACTCTAAGAGTACTTCCATTTTCGTTCCGCCGTCGACGGGCTCGCTGTTCTTCAACAGTTTTCGGCACGTATAATTTGTATCGATGATCTGGTTAACAATATCACCCAGCAATACCTCATTGGTAATTACCGAGATAGTGTCCAGAATCTTGGTTAATGTTGGGTCTGCCATTTCTATATCTCCTGCAATTATTGTCCTTATTTGTCATTGACAGCCATCAACTCATCCCATTTGAGATTCAAGCGTTCATCAAGTTCTTGTTCACTTTTGGGCGGTTCATCCCATTTGGTTTTTTTGGCTGTTTTTCCATCTACAGTTTTCGAGCGCGGGTACACTATCCGTGCAGGGTCTTCCCGCATCTCCTTGATAATTTGGTTTTGTTCCTTGATCTGTGCCTGCAACGATTTGATCTTATCACTGTGTTTTTCAGCCTGGATCAATTTTGCCGCAGTGAGCAGGTCAATCGGAATTGGGAATGCAAGGGCATATTTTGCCAATTCATTCAATTTTGTTTCATCTTTGTATTGTGGATCAAATTCCCGAACAGCAAGCGCTTCCTTTTGATACTCGATTTCGCTCTTTTCTTCCCGCAAGGCTTCTCGCTCTTTGAAATGAGTGTCAATATTGGTCTTGATTTGTTGCGCCTTGCCGGTTCTGAACAGTTCAATGAAATCGTTAACTACCTTGTTATCCTTTGTAAGAAAATCCGGGATGGCGGCCAGTAATTCATTAAGCTCAGGATGTTGTAATACAGCTTGCATCTTGGTCTGAAATTCTTCCAGACCAAATGTTTGCGCCAGAGAGTTGATTTGCTTTTCTCTCTCCGATACCTGCTGGCTCTTTTGCGTTACCGATGCCCAGAACTTGGGATAGTTAAACAGGTCTTTAATGAATTGGCTTTTCTGTTCGGGGGTGACGAATTGTTTAAGGCCTTCCTCAAATTTGGCCTTAAATGTCTCGTCTGACATAACTTCGGGGATTTCCTCGGTCTCGCGTTGCTCGTTTGGAGTCGCTTCCGGGGCCTTTTTATCTTTATCGCCGGGATCAGTGGTCGTTTCGGACGTGGTCTCGGCCTGGGGTTTCGCTGGTTCGGTTTTCTTTTCGATCAAATTCAGATTATCATCATACCGGTCATAGACTTCCTGGGGAATCTCAATATCTCGGACTGCAAATTCATCCTTCTTTTTCCCCTTGTCTTTTGCTTTCGGCGTTGTGGGCGTTTCAGTCGGGGCTTTATTCTCTGCCGGCTGGATCGGTTCCGTGTTGGTCGGCGTTACCGGCGCTTCATTGCCGCTATTGGTAATAGTTTCATTATCAGGCATCGCTCACCCCCTATGCTGTCTTGCGGAGTATGCTGATATTTGCGCCCCACAATACCAGGTTGCCATCACCGGGGTCAACAATCCGTAAATCCGGGACGAATAACGAAGCAACGACCGGTACTGTGACTTTTTTTGCAGTCTTGGTAATGATGAGCAACACACCTTTCTCCGGGATTTCCATTCCCTCGATCTTGGTCCGCTCCCCGCTTTTGTTCGATTCATGCAGCAAGGTAAGTTCGGTTCCGGCAATAAGTTCATCCTTTTCGACCTGGTTGTTTTGATCCAGGCTTTCGGGTGTAGCTCCATCTTTTTGTTGTTTTGGTTTTGTCATTTTCTTTTCCTTTCAGTTGGTCTTTCGACACTGGTTCGGGTATAAACAAAAAAAGCCCGTATTGAACTACAGCACAACTTTCGCTGCGAATTCAATACGGGCTTTAAATTCAACTGTCCGGCTATCCCGGACTTGGATTCAAACTGCCTCTAGTCTATGTACAAAGAACTATTTCACTTTTTCATTGACAACCTTCTCGGTTATTGTTTTTTCGATCATCGTAATTCCACCGGTCAATGCTTCTATGCGAATGACAATCGTCCCGGTTAACTTTCGTTTCAATTGTTCGTTGACAATCTCATGTATTTTTTGCGCCGGGTCATTCATCAATCTATTGCTTACTCCATTTGTACAGTATTAATATCTGTAATTTATAATAGATTGTCAATAGTCTTACTGCACTTTAGTGTATATAAATATTTTCTATACTCTCTTGAAATAATTAAAATTTTCTTGATTATTTCAATAAATATTTATTTATTAATATGATCAATTTGGAATTGATTCGATGATCCTTGGGTGGAGTAACTATTTTATTTAATTACATTAAAAAAACAATTTTTCACTATTTTTATCATTAATTGAAATTAAAATTGATTTTAAAAATACTATGACAATAATTTTAATTAACTTCTCTACAAGATTCAAATTCGAAAGGGATTATCATGATTAAAAAAAATAATTCAAAAGTATTAGTAATAATAGTCTTTATTTTAATATCATATAATTCAAATTCTCTTGGTAATCAAGATTTTATTGAGAAAATGAAAAATAGATGGAATAAAAGTACGATGTTACGAGAAAGAGGCAGTGGAAAAATTCCAGAAATAAATGCAAAAATTTATTGGAGTAAATACTTTTGCACTGAATCAAGGGAATTCCCCGAATTAGATTTATCAAATTTAAAAGCAGAGCCTCCGCGGAGCTATAATAATAAATTTCATTGGGATGATAAATATATAATATGGGAAATTATTATTGAATATCCATCTTTAGAAAAGCAAAGAATTTTACCAATTTCTATTGTTACATGCGATCCTAATGAAAACATTGAAAGCTTTGATTTTAATGAAAAATTTCCAGCAAATACAACTCGACATGTAATTTATATTGAAATTACCAACTCGGCAAATAATATTCTTTACGGGACATATACAACTCATTTATTTATAGCTAATGTTAAAATAGTAAGAGATAGTTATCAAATAATTAAATATTAATGTCTAACTTTTTTCTTAAAAAATACCAGTGTTTATTTAAGTTTCAATTATTGTAATTATCCCTATATTATTTAATCAACCCACCCCGCAGACCACCGTCGCCATTGCCGTTTTTACCCGGGGCGGTAATCCCTGAAAATCGGGTGTGCCAATAAACTCCGGGAACTGCTGTATAATCTGGGCGGCAACATTGAATAACTGTTCTTCTTCCGGCGAGCCGCTATTCTTTTCAGCGTGAGCGGAGAGATCACCGGCGATCTGCTGGAACTGTACAAAAGCCCGTAACTTGGCCTGTTCCTGGGTCTCGGCTTCTATCTTTTGTTCAACCCATTCCTTAGCCCGGTTTTTGTCCCGGAGTGTCGGCGCAAGGTCGATCAATTGTTCACCGCTCATCTGCCCTTTGTCGAACAGGACATTGCCTTCCTCCCATTCGCTGTAATTATCAAAGGGCATCATGGATAAAGCGGAAATATTCACAGTGATCTGCACATCATTGTACTTGCGTGGCTCAAAATAGGAATACGCCAGGCCCTTTTCGTTTTCTTCCTTTTGCAGAATCACTTCCGGGTAATAGGTGCGGATGATAAATATCCAGTGTTCGTACAATCTTCGGCATAACTCTACAAAATCATTGATCTTGGGCTGCATCCTTCCGGTAGCCTGGGCAATCAGGGCTTTGGTCTTGGTGCCGCTATCACCAGCCTGGCTTTCGGCTCTGAATGCGTCCTGAATCCCGGTCTTTTTGTCCCGGTCGGCGTCAAGGTATTCAAGAATATTAAATATGTATGATGGTATACTCGCAGGTTCAATGTTACGAATGCTTTCCGGAAATGCGGTTTTATATACCCGGCCCGGTTCATTATCGACTTCATCCTGAACATCAGGCCCGACAGATTTCTGCGGATTGCCGGTCAACCGGGCATTATCAATGATATTTGAAATCAACATGTTCTTACCATGAACATACGATTCAATGTTTTTACCCTCGGATGTACCAAAGAACTTGTTGGCCCGCTTATAATTGGCCAGGGAAAAGAACGGCAATCGTTTGTATGGTCTGGCTTCCTCGCGAACGATCTTGTTTTTAAGACTGCGAATGATCGTCACCAACTTACCATAAGGATATTTCGACCGGGTTTTGCTCTCGGTGAGTATCTCGCCTTGTTCGTCTCGCTGCCATTCGCCGTTATCGTCTGTGAGTTCAACCTTGTATTCTTCCACATCTGTTTCATCAGCCGCGCAATAATAGCGGATTACCAGGGCGTATCCCTTTTTAACGTTCAATTCTTCAGCCGCTTTAAAAAAGCTCTTGAATTTGGTGAACAGGGAGTACTTGCGGAACGTCCCGCTTTCGTCAATATCTCCTTCCGGTTCAACTCGAATGCCGTATTCCTTGTAAATATCCTCGATGTCCATGTAATCGGCTTCGATGAGATAGCTCTTTTCACATTCCTCGATAGTGTCCTTGTTGGGATCGGGAAATATCGAATACATATCACAGACTTTATTGCGAACATTGCCTTTTTCGCCGGGATTATCCGGCTTGTCAAATTCGGATTTGATGACTACCGTACCTTTGATTTCATATTCCCGGAATGCTTCCTCTAATTTCTTTTTCATCCCGGATCGGGTAAAGATATTGACCAGTTCTTTAGATAACCGCTTGATCCAGTCGTCTAAATCTTCCAGAAATTCGCTCTTTTTCACAATCGCCAGTTGCTTTTCCTCATCAGATTGAGCAGTGTCAATCAGTTCATCAAATTGCATCATCACTTCAACCGGTGGTTCCGGGTCTAAATCCGGGCGCGGCGGTCGTGCGGTTACAAGCGGTAATACCACTTCAACGGCTTCGAAAAAGTCATTGGATGTAAACCTGGTCAGGTGCGCCGGCCGGTCGCTTCCTTCCCAAAATTTGGAATCATATTGCTTTTCATATTCTTCCCACATATCGGGGAGTTTGTCATAATCAATCTTCTTTTGGGCAAATTCATACTTTTCAGTGATGATCTTCCATAGCGCCGGATCAACTTTCACACCCGGATTGTTATCAACCGGCTGCTGGTCTTTTTCTATATTTTCATTCATCATGACGACAAATATCCTTTCGTTTTCTTTTTAAACTTTGGATCGGTTACCTGTAACCATTGTTCATGCTTTGGGTCTATCTCTTTAGCCGGTACCTTGGCAATGACATCCGAACAGGCGGCATAACGTACCAGGTCGGGAAAATCCTTGTATTTCTCTACAATGCGTCCATCCGCTTCCGGCTTTGTTTCAGCAGCAACACCTTTCATCTTTTCCCGGATGTAATGCGTTAACCCGTTCATAGTGTGAAAACAGGTATTCCATATCAACAAGCCGGGCTGTCCGTCTTCCATAGGTTTTAGCAGCTTTCGTACTACTTTATGCCCAAACTCGATCTCGGTTTCATTATCCGGGGCGATATATGAGCCGATAAAGACAAAACTCTTGTGTAATTTCTCTCCTGCTTCCTTGAATAACTGGGCAAAAGTCTTTTTCCCGCGGGTCTGCCAGCCGAAATGTCGGTCCAGAATCCGTATGATCGGCGCAATCAAGGTGTAAATTTCATTCAGCTTTTGCCGGATTTCAATATCAATCCAGATTTTAACCTCGTATTCTATTTCAAATCCGGTCTTGAATTCCCAATAATTCCGGTCTTTCTCAACCGGGTATTCATCAAAAATAATCAACCGGCCATTGGGCGCTTTGGCAAGCCATATACCCGCACAAGGCCGGGAATCATGTGGGTCAACGATCTGTAGAATTTGTGAATGTAATGGTATCGGCCAGTCTTCCGGGTCAACAAAATGTATCTTGGGGTCAAGTTCTCGATAGATCACCCGGCTGAAATACATGAATTTACCATAAGCCCTGGCTTCCTTTTCATCTTCATCATAGCCGGCAACCATGTCATCGACAATATCCGGTTCCAGGTGCCCGCGAATACCTCGTTTCTTGCAGGCATCATACACACTGGCTTCAAGGTGATAATATCCCTTGCGGCCTTCATTAACCGCCTTGTATATTTCATCGAGAATATAAGGCGGACAATCCAGCGGCGTCATCGGCAACAAGGTTATACAACCTTTACGCCGTCTGGACTTGACCGCTTTCCAGATTTCTTCCGGGGCCGGTTCATCAATAACGACAAGTCCAACATTGGCCGATTCAAACTTTTGTTGTGCCTGGTCAAAAGTTTTGAAGAAAATCTGCCAACCGTTCTTAAACCGCATCCGCGAAATGATCGTCCGTCCGTCTTTATTAACCTGATACGCCCGGTCTTTACAGAACTCCGGGCACACCAGCTTTTCAATCATCGGCTGAACTGTCTCTATCAATGCGCTGGCCGTGGAGATGTACCAAACGGTTTTCGGAAACTTGAAATTGTGAAACACAGGATAATCAAACCAGCCGCTTTGCGGGCCAAAGATAAAATTGAACAGGATATGCAGGGAACTCGTGGTTTTACCAACACCGTTAGCGAACGTACAGAGAATCACAGGAATCTTGGTATCTTCTGTGCATTCGGCAACTGTGTTGATATAGCGTTCCTGCGCGCCATTCGGACAAAAGAACTTGAGTGGAGAGGTGACAACTCCCTTCATAAACCGTGCGCCGTCTTCCAGGCCGAGATCGTTTACAATAACTTCCGGCTGTTCTTCCAGCTTATACATTAATTCTTACCCATATTAGCCAACGCCTGCCTTGCCAGTTCTTCACTCTCCTGTTCGATCTTGTTTACTACCACGCTAATATCAGGCGTTTCCGCTCCCTTGCCCTTGAACATTTCAACATACAGCCCTAACAGTTCCAGGGCTTTAATCTTTGGCACCAATTGGATTTCTTTTAAATATTCAATGTGATCGCTTCCCTTGCTTTTCACATTCTGAATCTTCATGTTGGCGACTACTTTGGCCACATTCGGCGGCAACTTGTGGATCGGTATCAAATTACCATCCTCATCAAATAAAGCCTGGGGATTAAAGAAAGCAATTTCCTTCAACTCCCTGGCGATCTCATCCGCCTTGATCCTCTCCCGCTCAGTTAATTCCGCCCGGATTTGTGCAATTCGCTCTACAATGTCAGCTTTTGTCAGTAATTCGGATGCATTTCTTCGGGCAGTTTCCTTTGTGCAATTATAGCCTGCTTGCATGTAGGCTTCGGTTTGATTCATGCCGTTTACGATGTTCCAACAGAATTTTTCATGTTTGGGTTTGAGCATGAAATTGACACCCTTAATTCTTTAGAAATCTTTTATTTATATCCGGTGTGTTATTGGCGGTTTTATCTTTATGATCGGCAGGTTTTTCATGTTTGGCCGATGATGGTAAATCAGACTCTAATAGCGCTTTGGCAAAGGCAATATAGTCTGGCCAAAAGTATTTCTTGATACACCGGAAAATAACCCAGGTATACCCGATAATACCCAAAAATATCACTATAATTCTTAATATTTCCATAATCTCACCAGTTTTTACCCTGAATTACCCTGTCTTTACTGATAAAAACCGGCGGCGCGGGGAAGGGGTGGGAACCCGCGCCGCCTGGTCGCTACAGTACCGAGGAGGGTCGGTTTGGTCGGTAGCATTACTTTCTTTTTTTAACCCACCACACATACGCGGCGGTGCTGGCGTTGACAACGTATGAGATGAATTCCGTATAATTCGATAAATCTTTTCCGGCGAGAATGGCGGCAAGCACACCAAATGCAATTATAATAGCCCAGGTAATCAAAAATTTCACCTTTGGATTTATAATTTTCAGCTTGGTTGTAACCCATGTACCGAGATAAGTCGATCCCACGCTTGCCAAAATAAACGATACTATTGTTATCAGCCAGGGCGGGAAAAACTTGGCAACGTCTTCAACGACAATCACAGTTGTAGAGTCCTGAACGGCTACCTGGGCCTGAGCAACACCACAGATACGAATTGCTGTAAAAGCGGCGGCGGCGATAAAAAGGATCGTAAAAATCCAAAACAATGTTTTATTGTACTTCATTTTGTTTTAACTCCTTTGATTTTGTCAATTAACATCTTTATGAACTCTATGATCTTTTCAATGAGTTCGGTTATTGTGGATTTTGTAACTATCGTTTCCTTTCCCTGGGCCTGATCTAGTAAAAGCCCTATACCCTTGCCGGTAGCCTTTGTTGCCGCGCTGGGGATACTCTGCAACACCCCCACCGCCAACCAACCTACCCCCTTCAACCAGCCAACTATTGAATACCAGAACTTGTACAGGTTTAATTGTGTCTTGTTATTTTCAATGTCAACCAATACCTGGTTGGGCGTTATACTTCCTGCCGGCAATGCCAAAGTATCCATTTTAACATTCACATAGTCATTGACTCGCGTCCGGATCGATAATGTCATATCGGTAAAATTGATGTATTCAACAGGCCAGAGGTAATCTTCAACCAAAGAATAGGAATATAAATTGAATCCAACCCCGTTATTCTGGTTGCCGCCAAAACCTATAAAATACTTGTTGGTATCATAGGTAAGGGTAGGCACTCCCAATTCTTCCATTAACTTGAAAGCAAACTCCGGTGAAAGCCAGAAACATATATGACCCTGCCAGCTTTCAGCGTTGGGATTCGGACTATCGAGGATCACCAGGCAGAAATCTACCGGCTTTTCCAGCTTTCTCCCCCAGCCCTTCCAACCTTTGGCCACCAGCCCATACACCGGTTTAATGCCTGAATCAAGAACGCAAGCACAGGCAAACGCCGGGCACCAGGACGTTTCGTCCGGCAGATTCTTCCCCTTTGTGGCCAACCTGATGAATTCAACTATAATTGGATTGTTTTTATCAAGGCCGGGAAACTCCCTTACTCCAAAGTGTTGCAGTGCTATCTTGCCCCAGGGCGGTATTTGGTTATTCATCATTTTCCCTTTCATCAAATAAAAAAGCCGAACACATAGCGCATTAATTAAAATGCGTTATGCATTCGGCTCTGATAAAAGGTAAAATAACTAATTTATAAAGTCAATAGCGGCACTGAACTTTACTGTAAAACAGGAAGGTCACCATATTACAAAGGTTGTCAATCAAATCATCTTTGGAATACAAAATTTGAAACTATTGTTTAAAAAATAGGTATAATTTTATACAAATGGCCTTTAGTGTAAAGAAAAAGATTGCTAAAGGTCAATTTTTTTTGTATCATTGATTGTTAACTTATCAAGCGTTAAGTTAACATTAGTGTTTTGATTTGACAACTTTTATCAACATCTATCAACTTCATAGAATAAAACATATATTTTAAAGATTAAATTTTTTTTGTCGATAAAAATATAAAAGAGTAGTTAGTATTTATACTTAAATGTAATAATATTTCTTAAATTTCTTTAAATTTTTTCGGGAGAGGAAAATGGAAAAAGAA